CCCACCCGCCATAGCTTGGCTCAGGGCTGGATCCTTTTGATCTTCTTCGAGACCCTTCTTAGTTTCCTCGATCTCACTATCGGACATCTGATAATAGTGCTTGTAGATCTTTTCAATTGGGAATATACCAAGACCTTTGACAGCTTGCACAACTCTTGCTTTCTGCTCGTCGGTATCCAGCATTCTCTTGAGAGCCATGTCAGACGGAGCAGGGAGTTTAATTTTAAGCTTATTGATTAATGTTGTCGGGAAGCCCTTGAGCATTAAGTGTCTTTTTGCTAAAGTCTCCAAGCCAAGTTCAATCGACTTCTGAATTCTAGTGATGACACGCGCAAACTTAACATCAAGCTGAGATAGGTTGGCTTTTCGTTCAGGCGATTGATCTTTCTCAACAATGTAATCCTTTGGAATCTTAAGAGCCGCAAGGAGCTTATCTCTGAAGTATTTCACATCGTCAACTTCGCCAAGGTTCTCAGCACCCGGTAACGTATCAATCTTTGTACCAGTGCCCTTACCATTGACAGCGATGTAGAAATCCTCATCAGCAGCGAGAGCATTAAAGTTTTCCTCGATATTACCCGTCTGCGAGTTGTAGCTCTTACGCTTCTTAAACTTATCCATCTGCTTCTTAATATGCATTTCAGCCTTAGAAGCAGGAAGCGAGCCCGTGTCAATGTAGAAAATACGACGCTCAGGAGCACGTACGAGACGATAGATGAGCATCGCGTCTTCCATCATCTTTAAGCTCTTGTAGGTAACTCTAGCAGCCGCCGCAACCGACTTCCCGTAAGGGTAGTGTGTCGGATCTGAAGTATGAAGTCTAAAGTGAATGATCTGACCAGGGTCCAGATTAATCATCTTTGCATCATCTAAGTAAGGACCAACGGAACCATAAGTGGTCCAATCGCTCTTCTTAGGAATTTCTTGCAAGAATTGTTTTAAGTATCCAAACTCATCTTCAACTCGGAAAATGTAGTTGGGGTTCAAAATCTTAATACGTTGGATACCTCTTTTAACATTATTTAAATCCACAATTGTTTCAAGGAAAATATCACCATACTTTACAACATTCCTGGAGATGTCCCATAAGTAACGAACCATGTTGGTCTGCTCAAACATGCTCATCACTTCTTGTTTGGACATCTCATCATCGGTTACAATATCCCAAGGAGTTCCATCGATGTTTTCCTGAGTGCAATCATCACTGTAGATATCGAAAGCAGAGGAGATTTCAGGATAACCGTCCATATCCTCATATTCCTTATATCTACGCTTTCGATTAAACTCCACCTGTGGCATGATGGGGTAGTAGGTCGCTTTGTGCCCAAACTCAGAAGGGACCTTAACCACCTCGTTAGACTGAACAGTATCACCGGCCAGGGGCTTAGGAGCAGCTATCGATTTCCCGGTGTTGGGATCTGTGTACTGGTCATCCTTATAATCTTCTACTTCACGAGCAAAAAACTTCTTGAAGAATCTACCAATAAGACCATAAGGCTTATTGTAAGGTTGTTGCGGATCAGCAAATTGAGTGTAACCTTCCCCGCCCTCTCTTAATTTCTTAGCAGCCATTCAATATTCTCTTCAGTTAATTCATCGTTAGATGTCTTCATCTTATATGTATGAGCGTTACGCACTGCTGGCGGCATATAAGTATTATCTTCTGCCCTCTCTATGAAAGCATTCCCTCTTAAGTTATTAAAAACGTTAATTGCAGCGGCAAAAGACATAATTAAGTCGTCATGACAGTTGGTATCCGGCTTAATCCGACCTGTGTCGGAGTCAATAATGAAGGTTAAAAGCTCGTTAACAAGCCTGTCAGAGTTAATTAAAACTTTACCTGCCCTGATATTGTGCTCAAGATCAGCTAATAAATTCTCCTTATTCTTCTGAGTAATCATAATTCCGATCTCTCTCTTGCTGTCCTGAATCAAGTTTTCATACTCTAACTCTTCCTGTAGGAAGTAAATTAAGTTATTTCCAATACCATTTCTCTCTGGGCATACGAAGGCAGAGTTGTAAAGCCTACCCTCATCTGCGATAATCTTAGCAAACTCATTAATGGGAGTCCTATTGGAATAAAACTCAGCAACCTGCTTACCATTATAGATGTCAATAATATGGAAGGCTGAATAATCTCGCTCACGACCAATCGATGGGTCAGCAGCTAAGACATATTCATGGTTTGGTTGAGGATCTTCCCAAACGCGCATTCGATTGTTGTATTTAATCCAATAATCCTGACTACAATTTTCTTTTAAGTTTCTAAGAATCTCACCTTCAATATATGTTTCACCAGTCCCCAGGAAACTTGCCTCATATTCTTGTAGCCATTCTTTGTAACTATGTTTTTTTCGAGTTTGCTCTTCCCATTTGTCTACATTTATCGGAGGGTTACATGTTTCCATTTGTTCATATAACCAATCAAAACCTCTCTGACGCTTATACTCTGGGTGCTCCTGCCATTTAATGTCAATCGGATGAAATCCATTGTCGCCCTCAGTCGCTTGAGTGTACATCTTATGAAACCAATTACCGATACCGTTTACTGTAGACAAACACACAACACGCCCTCCAGTGGACGTAGTTGGCCCTACAGCGGCCCAAATAGTATCAATGTGCTCAATGAAGGCTGCTTCATCTAAGATCAGCAGAGAGGCTGATATGGACCTTCCTGACTGTTTTCCCGAAGCCTTTGACTGGATAGATGACCCATTTTCAAAAGAAAGTGTGTGGTCATTATCTCTAGTTGTTTTAGGCTTCATCCAGAAGGGCAACTCCTCGTACATGATTTTAATACGAGAAATAACTTCTTTGGCCTCAGCATCTCCTTTTGATAATACGGCCACTCTTTTATTTGTACCAAAGATGCAAAAGTGAAGAGCATAAGCAGCCATCAAGGTCGTGCAGCCTGCCTGTCTAAACTTACGTAGGATAGTAAGTCTATAGTCTTGGAACTCATCTAGAATGCGAGCCTGAAATGGATAAAGTTTGAAGTTAACAAGTCCTCGCATCGGGTGTACAACTTTGATGTAGTTGTTTGTAAAATATTCGCAATCACGAGAACATTTCTTAAATTCTTGTGCGATCCATTCAAGGTCTTCGCTATTATTATTCATGATATTCTTTTCTGTTTGTAGTAGATCAGGTAAAGAGCCTGAGTCTCTAAAGAAACTTATTGATTACTGTAACGGTAGTGAAGCTTTAGGGATTAATGTTACTTACGACGCTAATTCTATTTATGAAGGCCATAAGCAGAATATTACATTCTTCAAAGGAATGCCCCTTGAAGACAATGATATTATAGTTTTATGTCACGACGACTTAGAAATAATCTCCAATGTCGATTCCGTAATTAAGCACCTACAGCTAGCCAGGAAGCCTAACGTGGGTTTTTTAGGACTCGCTGGATCTTGCTACATTCCAAGAGAGGGTGGTTGGTGGAACGCTAGAAACACGGGGGATGCCAGAGGATTCGTTTTTCAAGGAACAAACCCTGCAACTATGACTCCTAATTATTTTGGTAAAAGCGGTCAAGTGGTCGTACTGGATGGCTGTTTTATGGCTATCACATACGGGAACCTTAAGAAAATAGGATTAGACCAGCCAGAATATCTAGAAACAGGGTGGGACTTTTATGATATCCACCTTACGTATAAGGCACATATGGATGGTTTTTCAAATTATGTGATTCCCATCATTGCAATGCATGAATCTCCTGGTATGATGAGAGAAGGATGGTTCACTGCTAGGGAAAAATTTATGAAGCATCACGCCGGAACTGTCCAATACGCTAAATTACCTACAGATAAAACTCACGGACTACCATAATGGAATACTTAGCATTTGTTTTGATTTGGATCATGGCTGTTTACGGCATGACTACAATTATTGTTACCTCAACAATAATGGAACCAGTTCGAAGGTTTATCACCAAGAACGTACCCCCTCTCGGTAAATTAATTAACTGTATGCTTTGTACAGCATTTTGGGTAGGAGTTTTTTGGGGGATGCTTTACTGGCATCCTTTCCTGAAGGCAGAGGGTAGTGTATTCCTACACGCCCTTTTCTCAGGCTGCTTCGGATCCGCTACTACTTGGCTTATCTACCTTAAGTTCTTCCCTTTAATGCAAGGTAAGTGAAAGGTAGTCAACATCCGCCAGCGCAGTTAGTGACGGGTCTAATACCGAACTTTAACTTGAGTAACACAAAATTATATAGTCGAAAAATTTTATAAATCAGTACAATATAATAATGGAAACGTTTGGTATTATTGTTGATTGTGTTACAATGACGTTCGTAACGTGCAGCTTTGTAGTTCTTCTTGAGATAGCTAATCGTCTTAAGTCGAACGACAATAGATTCGATAAGCTATACGAGAAAAGCACATGCCCTCCAAGAAACAAATCAAAACGCTCATCCTGGAAAGCCTTAGGCAAGATGTTTCGAGAAAAGCTCTCACATTTATTGCAAAGACTAAGGAGCCGGAAGACAAAGAATACGATCTAATCGCTGTTCGCAACGTATCTTATCTCTTCACACCAAAGGAATACGAAAGGATTGCGAAGGACTGGGAGTTTGCTACCGGCGATAAAATTCCAGTGACATTGGAAGAGGCTTTAGATCATATTGACGACACTCTCAGGAAACGGGACTCCTAAAAGTATATGATTCTTTTTTATGGGACTCCTAAAGGTTTTTGGGTCCCCTTTTAAATTCATGAGACACAAGGTATGGGGCGGAGGCGACGCATCGTTCCATCGGAGTCCCGTAAGATTTTCCGGTGCCATGCTAAAGAAAGGG